TTATGTGGGTCAAGTGTTGCGGATAAAGTAGGAGGTGCGCTATGGCAAAAATAAGCCTCATTCTCATTAAGGGGACGCAGGGCTATGACATAAGCGACCTCGTCATTCAGTTAAAGTGGAGCGGGCGGAAAGGCTCGTCCTCCCGCACCCTTGAAGCGACCCTCCTTGACGACGACGGACACGACAACGCGAGAGCCGGAGTCAATGTTGAGGAGGGCCACCAATGTATATTCAGTTATGACGGCGTAGAACTGTTCCGAGGAATTATTATGAAGCAGGGACAGACGCAGAAAAAGCAGCTGACATTTAAGGCATACGACAACGGGATTTACCTTGCGAACAACAAAGACACCTTTGTTTATACGAACAAGACGGCAACGGATATATTCAAGGATATATGCACCCGCTTTGGTTTACCGTATTCAGAGGCGGCGACGTGCAGTTACAAGGTCCCGGAACTCGCAAAGCCCAAAACGACAGCCTTTGACGCGCTCGCAGACGCTTTGAGTCAAGAATACAAGGCAACGGGTATCAGACACTACATCGACTCGCAGAAAGGCTCTCTCCGCCTCCTAACGCGGCGAGAGAATGTTATGCAATGGGTTTTGGAGGTAGGTCAAAATATCGTTTCTTACAGCAGCGACATCAGCATTGAGAAAGTCAAGACCCGGATAAAACTCCTCTCCGATGAGGGGACCGTTTTGGCGGAGAAAAAAGACACCGCGCTCGAAAAGAAAATCGGCGTTATGCAGGATATTGACGAGCCGGACGAAACCCTCAACAGCGCGCAGCTGCAGGAACTCGTTACGAGTATGCTCAAAGAGAGTAGCACCCCGGAACGAAACCTCAAACTGACGACCCTCGGATTGCCCGAAGTCATATCGGGCCTCGGTGTGTATGTCCTCATTCCTGCTCTGAATATCAACAAGACATTCTATGTAGACGAAGACACGCACACATTCAAGGACAACTACCACAGTATGAGCCTCGTCCTTAATCAAGCAAACGATTTCGAGTATGAGGGCAACACCTCGTCCTCAAAGTCGGACAGCAGTAGTAGCGAGAGCGGGAGCAGCATAATCGGCAGTACGGTCTATTTCAACGGAGGAAATCAATATTTTACCTCCGCCTCGACCTCGCCGACAGGCGGAACTCGCAAGGCCGGCAATGCCAAAGTTACGAACTACGCAAAGGGCGCAAAACACCCGTACCACGTTGTCGGTGGTGCATACAACGAATTGGACGGCAACTCCAACGTCTACGGTTGGGTTAATGCCTCCCAAATCAGTTAAAGGAGGGCTGAAATATGAGTAACACACCCGGAGGCCAAACGAGTCTGAAAGGCTTGTTTCAAGGCCTTGTCCCCGACCCCTGCGGGATATTACAAGGGAAAGTTATCTCCGCCTCGCCTTTGAAGATACAGGCCGTGAATGATGAAAAACTCATTATCAACGCCCTGCTTTTGATTGTGCCGAAGCACCTCACGGACTACACCGCTACGGTGGATATTTCCGTGGATAAAGGGACGCTCACAAGCGTTACCAAGACCGACGGAGCGCACGAACATAGCGGAGGCACACACGGCGGCCACGAAAGCGGAAACGGCTCTCACACGCACGACGGAGGGGCGCACAGCCACGCTCTGAAAACCTTTGCTATCAGCAAGGGTACGATGAAAGTGTATAACGCCCTCAAAGTCGGCGAAAAGGTACACCTCCTTTCGCTCAACAACGGCAAAAAATACTATGTTTTGGATAGGGTGGTGTGATTATGGCAGAGTCAGTATTTATCCCGTTACCTATCAGCGAGGTAACAGAGGCAGAGGAAAAACCGTCCCTCACCTATAAACTCGACCTCGACAAGGGGCGAATAATGGGAATGGTGGACGGACTCGAAGCCGTAAATCAAGCGATACGAAAAGCGATTATAACCCCGCGCTTTAAGTGTCTGATTTACGACAATCAGTACGGCAGCGAGATACAGGAGGCGATTATAGCGCAGGACGCTACGCCGGAGTACACGGAGGCTGTTGTACCGGGCTTTGTAAAGGACGCGCTGAAACCCGATACCCGAATACTGAAAGTCTACGATTTTCAATTCGAGTTTAGGACGGAGGGCGCGTACATCTTTTTCAGAGCCGATACCATTTTCGGGGAAACAGAATTCGAGGAGGTGATTTGATGTTTGAAGAACTTACATACGAAAATCTTTTGGTCGATGTGTTGACAAACGCCCCGGAGGGCATAGACACGCGGCCGGGCAGTATCTTTTACGACGCAGTTTCGGGAATTGTGATGAAAATTGCAAAACTCTATACAGACCTCGAAGTAGTGGCGGAACTCGTCAGCATTGATACGGCGACCGGGGAATATCTCGACAAGAAAGCCGGAGAACACTCCGTAACGCGACTCGCCGCTACCCCTGCCCGCTATTACTTTTTGTATGAGGGCGATGAGCCGGAGGTCGGAGAAAGATTTTACTATGACGGCATTTATTTTGTGCTGAAAAGGACGACCGACGACCAACTCTACCTCGAAGCAGAAATAGCAGGAACGGCGGCCAACAGCATTTATGCGGGTACAGCCGCTATCCCTGTCAACAATTTGCCAAACCTCACAGCCGCGTCGTTTGGAGAGATTATGGAACTCGGTACAGACGAAGAAAACGACGACGATTTACGAGCGCGTTTGCGTGAGAAGATGTCGGGACCGGCGGAGAACGGCAATTTACAGCACTACCGTACTTGGTGCGAGGAGGTCGAGGGCGTAGGCAGAGCGCGTATTGTTCCCCTTTGGAAAGGCCCGAACACCGTCAAGGGTATCATCATATCCCCGGACGGAACACCCGCTACCGATGTTCTCATTGAAAAGGTGCAGACGAAAATCGACCCGGACAATGACGGCGACGGAGAGGGCGACGGACTCGGAGAGGGCGTGGCAAACCTCGGAGCGCATTTCACGGCAGTTAAGCCGGAGGAATGCACTATCGACGTTGAGTTTAACGCCGTCCTTACGGGCGGAGCGACGCAGGAGCAGACCGTGGCGGAGGCAACGACGGCTATCAAGGAGTATCTAAAAGGGCTTACCCTCAACACTCCCGACAATGAGGCTATCGTAGTCAGAATTTCCGCCGTCGGTGCTATTATCAACGGACTTGCCTCTATCCTCGACTACAACTCCCTCACATTCAACGGCGAAACGGCAAACATCGAGCCGGGTAATGAGGCTGTTGCGGTGATTGGAGGTGTAACGGTCAATGTATTATAGTAACGGCTTTAACAGCACCTACGAAGAACTCATTACCTTTTACCCCGCCTTTTACCGTGATGTTTTTGAAATGCGGGCAATCCTCGAAGCAGAGGGCAGCCTCGCAGACGATGTTATCAAGGCGATAAACACCGTAATCGACAATTCCTTTGTCGAAACGGCGGACGAAAGTATGATTACGAGGCTCGAAGTGTTCCTCGGACTCGAAACCGACAAAAATCGGTCATTAGAGGAACGCAGGAGGCTCGTCAGAGCATTTTTCGTCGGCTTTGGTAAATTATCCGCCTCCAAAATTGAGGAGGCTATACGCTCGTTTACGGGCGCAGGGAGCAAAGTCTATTTCCCCCGGACAGACGACGAGGGAAACTGCACTCTCATAATCGAAATGGAGCGCGGGGACATTCCCGAAATCAGTTATGCGGACATCGAAACGGTCCTCTCAAAAAAGATACCCGCCCACATAGCCTATAAAGCATTTGTTAAATACTCCGCAGCCGTGGCGATCGCCACCGGGCGGACAAACTACAAGCACGAATATAGGATAAGTGGTTTAGAGCCGGAGGTCGCTCTGCTCGGTAGAAAGAGGCAGACCTCCGCAGTAACCGAAACGGACGCAGCTGCGGAGAGTTTCGGAGCGGACTATCTCTACTGCGGAACGGCCGTAGCGGGTACACTTTAAGAGAGGAGGTGCAAGAATGTTTTGGACTGAAAAATTCCTTGCAAAGCGTCGCGCCGAATGGTTACAGCGCGTTACCAAGTTTCAGTATTTGACTAACGGAGTGTGGAAAGACGCTGTCATTACGGACAAGCGCGTGGACGGAAACGCCCTCAAAATCACGACCGTTACCAATGACGACGGCGACGCGGCGACCATTACAGCCGTCAGAATTCTCGATAAAGACGGCGACGTGGCGGGACAGAAGACCGAAAACATCGAGAAGAAAGCAACGCAGGGCGTATTAACCCTGTGGGAATTCCCATTGTACGAAATCGAATAGGAGGTGAAAGGCATTGTATAATTTGCTTTTATGGAAAGACCACTCCGTCAATCCCAACAATACCTATACGGTAAAAGAGAACGCAGACGGAACAATCACTCTCACCCCGGCGGGCGAAATCTTACAGCAGGGTACGAATATGAGCGCGACCAACTTCAACAATATGGAGTTTGGTATCTTTGACGCGGACCTTGCCAACAGACTGCTCCTGCTCGCTGTGAGGGACGCTACCGACAGGCTGACC